CGCAGCTTGCGGCATAGCAGGGGCAGGCTGTGAGGCTACAGGGGCAAAGCCAGCGGGGGCGGCAGGCATAGCAGGGGCAGCGGGCGCAAACGCGGCAGCTTGGCCTTGGACAGCTTCGTTAATGTTTTTGTAGCCGTTAATCTCATTCTGGTCTTCGTACTGCCCAGACGGGTCTTTACGAATGCGCACACGAATTTTCAGCGGAATGCCGTGCAGTTGGGAACTGTCTTGTACTTGCAATACACCGACAGAGTGAGCAATAGCGGACAGTTGTTTGTATGCAATCTCCTGTGCTGTCTGGTTGGCATTGCGAATGTTGAGACGGGCAAACACTTTGCGACCTTGGTATTGTCCATCAATTACGCTAAAGCGTAATTGCAGATACGCCCCAACACCGTCCTTAGTAGGGTTAATGCCGGATTCGTCAATCATTGCGTTATACCAGCCAGCTGGCAGAAGTTCAAAACCAGTATCCGGCTGTACGGTTGTTGCATCAAAGTTTAAAGAAGCCATGATATATCCTTTCAAATTATTGGCCTAAGATTTTTGCAAAAATCGCGCTGAGAATTGGTGCTTCCATCGGAGCCAGCGCACCGCTCCTATCCTTTGCTTCGTATTGGATGTCAGGCTGTGTCTGCAAAAAGCGGAACATATTGCCTTGTTGGTCCTTGTTAATACCAAGCCTAAAAACTTCGTCGAAAAAGTACGGCAGCTTAACGCCCAATTTGGATCCAGGCATTGAAGGCATATATTTTACCACACCTGTCAATTCATCCTTCTGCGGTTCCATTTTGGCAGCAAAGTAGACGTTCTTTTCAGGAATATCCCTAAAGAAGCGAATTAACGTCTCCATCTTTTCAATCAGTTCGCCGTATGCTTGCCGTGGGTCTTTTACTTGCCGTTTTGCGTTATTGAGAACTACTTCAGCAATTTCTGAAATACTATCTAACGCAATACTTTGAAAACCTTTAGCTTCCGCAGACTGCGTGCACCATTGGTAAGCCTGTGTCAAGTCGTCCACGCTGCTAATCGTGATAACAGGTATGTGGTAAGAGATATAAGGATTACCTTCCCCAAATACACGTTCCAAGTTTGCCTTACGCAATGAAAGCAAACCGGATTCTGCGGAAATTAGGATTGGTGTTGGCAAAGTTGCCGTTAGCATAGTCTTGCCTGCACCAGCAGGTCCATAGACTAAGCATTTAACCCCGTTTGCTGCGGATGCTTGTTCCGCTGTCGTAAAATTAAGTGCCATTATTTAACCTTTCTACAAATAATCTTGCTTCTTGTTGAAATTTATCATTCTCAAAGTATTTCTGCATTACACTAAACACTTCTTTTCTTGTAAGTATTCTATTAAAACGATAAACAGCCTTCCATTTACCGTTTTGTCTATAAATATGCGGCTTCATCATATGCTCTTTGCACAAAGTATCTTGTTCTAAACGGTTAATAGTTTTCCATCCATCGTTGTGTTTATGAATAGGAAGTATCATTTTACATACCTTTCAAATTTATCTGGAACATCATTTAAGAAATGCTCTAACAATTCTGCTTCATCCGCCATTATATCGGTTTCACAACTCAAGCGGAACTGTTTAATAGCTTCTAGTGTTTTACGCTTGCCGCCTTTAGCATCAAAGACCGCTTTTAATAGTTCCAAAGTGAATGTTTTTAATGGGTCGTTTGTAGCATTAACTGCCCATTCAAAAATTTCTGCCCGCTGTGCTTCGCTTCTAGTGATAACAACTTGCCCCTCACTCGGTATGTCGTTCTTAACTTTGTCGTACAATCGCAAAGCTAACTCTTTTTGAGTTTCTTCTGCTTCTCTAACAAGCTCTTGTAACGTGGCATTTGAAAAGTACATAAAACACCTATTATTGCATGGATCCGAAGTGTTGTAAAGCTAAAATTAAAGCTCCAAAATCTTCGTCCTGTCCAATGGTTTCAGAAATGGCGTAAATCTCAACCAACGGAACGCCGTAGTCCTCAGACAGAGACTCAAGGTATTCGTGTCGATTTGCATATCCGCAGGCTTCATACGCATCGTTTGTTGTGTCTAAGTCTAGCATTTCACGAATGCCTTCCTGACACCCCGCAATCTGCGCCATAAACCAATCGAAATCTTCATAATTGTAGCCTGCATCGTCGGCCATTTTGTTAATAGCTTCAGCCGCTTCGCGGGCTTTAATGTTAGTTGGGTCTGTGCTATACACTCTCATTTAAAACTCCTAATTGCTATAAAGCGTATTGTACGTTTAGTCCAAAAGGAATACAATACACCTTACATATTTTTACATATCCATTGGATCTCTAAATCCGAGGAAAACTGGAAAGCGCGGGGCTTCTTTTACGCCCACTTCAAAATGCTTGTACTTCGCGATACGCCCTACAAGGTTACCCTGCTTGTGGTTATCCCAGAACTCTTGGCGCATCTCAGCAGTAAAGCCAGTTCCGATTTTAAACTCGATGCCTGTTTCCAAGTCTCTAACCACAAGTGCGCCTAATGTATCGCCAGCGACTAGACCATCCTTGTGGCTAGACCGTGCTGTATTGCCAAGGTTATCCAAGGTCGCTTCGTTATCGTTGTGCATTAACTCTTCCACCCCGATAATTTCAGCTTCGGAGTCCTTAAAGCGTTTTACTTTCAGCAGAATACCTTCACGAACTGTACTTCGCCCGTATTTGTATCGGCCTTCCAAACTACGCACCATCAAGCCTTCGTAACCTTGGGAAAGATATTTCTCTTCTAGTTCCAAAAGCTCTTGTTCGTTATACACAAGATTATGCTGCAATAGGACTACACGGCCTTCCATTTGCTTAAACATACCTTGTACATTCCATTTTGAGAGATGTTCCAAACGCTCTTTAAACGGTACTTCAGGATTTGTCCAATAGTCAAATACATAGTATTTGAAATCCGGCTGTCCTTCCATACTCATAACACCGCTGCTAGTGTTCTGCATACAGTTTTTATCAGTAGGAGACCCGACAACCATTTCCCCGTCCAAACCTTGCAAAACTGGAAATTTTGCAAGAGTCTGCTGCAAAAATTTATTTGGAATGGGCTTTAACGTTCTGCTTAATGCCTTTCCGTCTTTCATTAAAACCCGAATGCCGTCTAGTTTTGGGCTTACCAGCACGGGAAACTTTATCTTTTCCAGTTCCGCGTTTACTGCTAAAAGAGGTTTTATTTTTTCCATTTGTCTTCTTTTCTCTTAAACGGCGCATCTCATTTTTGGCAGCGATATCGCAATGCGCATTGCATTTAGACCGCTGGTCCTGATTTGTAGTATGCGCCTTAACGTGTCTAAACTGTATCTTAAGCATATACTCAGATGCAAGCAATGACAGATACTCTAAAGCATCCTGTTCGCGGCCTTTATATCGCCTTCGCCCGCCAGTATAAACTTCAATTGCAGGGATACAATCTGTTTGAAACAAAACTGTATCCAGCCTTTGAACTAGACCAACATGGATTGCATGGTATAAGGCTTCGCAAATAGCCAGCGTTTCGGCTTCTGGTGCTGTGGTTACCTCAAAATTAAATGCACCGCTTCCAGCCTTTTTACCTCTTTCGCTGGCTATCCAAAAGCCATAGCCCGCGCATTTTGTGTGAGGACAATGGCTTGCATCCGTCATAATGGTTATAAGCATTTTACAACGTCAAGAACTTGTATGCACTCAATCTTTGTAAAACCGCTGGTCGTTTTACGCTCTACCACTTGCGCTGAAAGATAGACTCTCTTCTTTGCAGCTTGCTCCAGTAAAATGTTTAAATCATTTACCGCATTGCGAATAGCAATGGAAAAGTCTGCATCCTCAATAGTAGGAAACATAATTTCCGGCTTAACAGTACAACTTACTCTTGTCTTCATCATAGTTCCTTTAAAATATCAATATGGATATAGGTGCAAGCTCCCATCTTTCCGAAAGCGGCATATTCTTCAGTCCGGCACTCTACACGAAAATCCATTTTAGCAACGTCTATAATCAGACTGTTTAGTTCTCTTTGAGCTTGCCGAAGTTTCATAATCGCCTGATGTTCTTCACTGCTTAATTGCATTTTCGCTTTCCTTTTCCGCTTCGGCCATCGCGCGTCTGTAAATCTCTTGACCTTCTTCGGTAACGTGCCAAGCCATAATAGAATGACCCAATGCCATGCAACGGGTAAGAAGGACTAAATTAGTTTCTTCCTTAATTTCCAACTCTTTAAGGTCGTCCATTGCACCAATTACAGTAATAGGATGCGCTTTTGCAAGTGCAACAATGTCCGCTAATGTTCCATTTGGATTGCCAAGCAAAATACCAATTAAATCTTTTAATGGAATATCCTCGGCAGCTGCAACACGAACATCTGCGCCTTGCTCTTCCAACTGTTTAACCTTGGCGGCAAATTCTTCAATAATATCTTTCATTTATTTATCTCCTTTAGGGGCTACGATTTCAAGAGAGGGACTACCATCTTTAACCACAAGCACTTGGTCGAAAATCTGAGTCTGTGCTTCGGTCAATTTGCGGTAAGCGGAAACTTTCAAACTTGGCTTCCACTCAACCAAATCATCTACCTTAATGCCAGCAGCTTGAAGTTCCGGCATTAAGGACACAAGCGAACCTTTATCCACAGAACGGTTAATTACACGTTTTGCGGTAAGAGTGTAACCGTCCTGCATCTCAAGTTTATTTGTGCCTTCAACTGCATCTCGAAAGTAAAAGGCAAAAATCTTGCGTCGCAGTTCCATTTCGCGCTCTTTAATTTCACGCATCTGGTTCTGCAAGGCATACCACTCGTTAAACTCGTCTTGTGTAACGAGGGCAATATTGTTTACATTTAAGTCCATTTCACAAGCTCCTTTTGCTTGTTTGTTTAAGTTGAGTGTATTTTACGCCACGTCTATTTTTATTACAAGTAATAATTCTAGAACAATGGCGTAAAGTTATGTAAACAATTAGTCTATGAATTGTTCGAGTTGCGGCGGGCGGTAATCCGGTCCTTTCTTAATCTTTCCGTTCTCATTGAAAACAGGTTTGCCATCCACAAACTTACTAAAGTTGGAATCGTTCACCTCTTTCATTGCACCGGAAATATCCATACCGAACATATGGGCAACGCCGATAGCAGTTACAATCTGGTCGCACAAAGCATCGAGCAAAGCAACTTTCTCTTCCTTAGACATTAGCTCGCAATGCTTCATCTGTGCATAGGCTTTTTCTTTATAGGCATTAGCGACACAGTTCAGCGTATCGCTTAACGGCGTATTTCCACCTTGGATAGCGAACATCATCTCGACTACCTCTTCGTAGTGGCAACCAACCTGCACACATTGATTTTCAATTGTCGGATTCGGCACGGCTAACTCGAACCACTCTTTAGTTCGTCCAAGCTCGTTAAAATCGGCAATCACTTCTACAGTCTTTTCCATTAGTCTTTCCTTGTAAAAATAGTGCTAACGACAGCACAATGGGTTAGATACAACACAACAAAGCTAAGTCCATAACCACAGATGTCGTTCGGGCTAACAGCGTCCACCATGTGGTTAAATAGAAACACACTTGTCGCGTACAGCGCAAACGAGAATAAACCAAAACCAATAGTCTTAAACATTTAATTCCTCCTATATAAAAGGTAAACCTATTATATAAGCATAAACAAATAGATGCAACAACATTTACAATTCTTGTTCCGCAATATTGCGCATGGTTGTTAAAAACGGATCGAGAAGTGTAACGTGCTTGTCCTCACACTTCGCCAAAGCCTCATCCAGAAAGGCTATGGCACGGCGCAAACCAAGTTTACTTCTGCAATCCAAAAGCAACAATCCGTAATGCTCCAGCACATCGCACAATTCGCCGTCTATTAAACTTTGAATGGCAGCATCGCGATCGGCATCGTGTGCAGCAATCTCTGTGGTTACTTCTTGCAAACCTGCCGCTTCCTCTTCCCAAGCACGGTTAATCTGAATCGCCAGCATATTCCCTTCTGCATAGGCATCGCTAACAAGTTCTTCTTTTGTCTTATTCATTTTTAATCCTCAATCAAAAAACTAACATCCAAAATTCTATAACATTTGCCGAAGTAATTGTACGTCTTAGCTATCTCGGTCGGCTTGCATTCTTGGAGGAAGCCGTTATCACTCAAGTTTTTAATCGTTAAATCTACCGCAGCACTACTACCTCGGTTATGCTTGTTGAAAGACGTAACACGATGCAATCTCTGCGAAAAATACTTTCTTGGAATTACACCATCCAACTGCATTTGAATCGGAATACCATAACCTTTGGCAACAGGTGTTTTAATATATTCCAGCATAATAGACAGCATTTTACGTTCTCTGGATTCATCATCCATACCGACATCGCCATCCATAAGTTTCTGTTTCATGGTAGCAATGTCCCGCCGCACGATCTCAATCGCCCATTGTATATGTTCCATTTCAATTACTGGCGTTATCCAGTTATCACACACGGCCAGCAAGCCAGCGACACGCAATGCTTTCAGCGCAGCACGGTTCCACATTTGGCGTTGCGATTCGTCATCTGTAATGTTAATCTGTGAGTCGCATTCTATTTCAAAGTCGTTAATAACCTTGGCAACTTCTTCCGTTCTACCTATCGGCTGGCTGGTACGCTGTCCAATTAAGTTCTGCGCCTGAAATGCCAGCTTAACTAACCCTTCCTCCAAAGCAGGGTCTGGGGCTAACACAGTCTTGTGGTTCATCGCAGGACGCTTGCCATCGTACTCAACAATAAGAAAACGGCTCAAAAAACCATCCTCCATCATACTAGGCGTTAGTGCTTCGTAGAATGTCTGCGGCGTTGTTTCGCCTATCATACTGTAGGCAACGCCGTTTACGGAATCGATGTTACTATCCTTATTTGAATAAGCAATACCGCCAACAATAGATTGAGGACCAGATTTTTGGTACAAGTCTGTCATCTTCGTGCGCAAGGTAGTTAGCGGACCGTCTCTTAAATCCTCGGCCAACCGTTTTAACTTACGTCCCCATTCGCCGCTGATATTCACGAAAGAATGGTTCGCAGCGACAGCTTTCATCAAAGCCGGACCGCTT